TACGTTTTACCCTGACGAGCCGGTTAATCCGATTGTACTCAACGGGCTGCGCACCGAGACGAAGACGCATGATTTCTTCTCCGTTAACAATTAGCGGCTTTCGGCAGCGATGCCGATCGAATAACCTCTCTAATTCGGTGAAACCCCGTAATGGGCAATACCGAGCCAAGCCGAGCAATCGGAAGGTGTAACGACTAGGCGTAAACCGTAGGCTGCAAGCGATTGGCAGTCGAAATGGGAGGCGGCCCAAGTGGTCGGTGAGATAGTCTGCTCCTCGTAGTAATGCGAGGCTGGGCGTTGGTCCCGCCGTAAGTCTAGCGAGCTTGCGGGAACGAAAGGTAAAGGAAACGGGTATGTAAAGGCGCTGAATGTACAGCCGATTACGGACGACGTATTCAAATTCTAGTATCTAAGGAGGGTGCACTGTGATTGGAGAAATTCTGGAAAACAAATCCGGTCAAAAGTATGTTGTCTTAGCGACCGAAGGAAAGAGCAAGTCCAATAATCAGAAATGGCGCATCCGGTTTTTAGATACTGGCTACGAAACGGTAGTCGAAAAGGTCCAAATGAAACGAGGGAAAATAAAGGACCGATTCGCTCGAGACATACTAGGTGTCGGTTATATAGGGAACGCCGATGTTGTCACTAATAGAAGGAGTTATAACATATGGCACAAGATGCTACGCCGTTGCTATGACGTTACTGATAACTCGTATATAAATTACGGAGGTAAAGGCGTTACGGTAGCGGAGGAATGGTGCTCTTTCGAACAGTTCGTCAAAGATATCCCACTAATCGATGGGTATGACCAGTCTCTTTTTGAGGCTGGCGTGCTCAACCTCGATAAAGACATGAAGCAAATGAAAGCGGAGACGAAAATCTACTCACTTAATACTTGCACATTTCTAACCAAAACGAAAAACTCTGCGATAGTAGATAGAACACATCTAAAGAAGGAGTTCGAGGCAATTAGTCCTTCGGGAGAAAGACTCGTAGCTTTAGGAATAAGAGAATTCGCACGTAACCACGGACTGATTAAACAAGGTATTACAAGCTGCTTACAAGGAAGAACGCGTCAACATAAAGGGTGGACGTTTAGATACCTATAAAAACGATGGGAGCTGATCGAATGGGCAAGCACGATATTCGTTGGAAGTGGTTAGAAGAGCGAGGATTCAACGTATTAGCGGACCGTCATCAATACGCGTATATGCAAGCGCTATGGCAGCCAACTGACGTCGTGCAAGCGTCTTGGGTAGATTCGCCTGCTGGAACTGGAAAAACAACTTTAGCCGTACTAGCCGGCGCCTATGAGGTCGAGAAAGGGACGTATGACAAAATCATTTACATTCGCTCCGCCATTCCGATTCGCGACCAGGGATTCTTGCCGGGAGATCCTACCGAGAAGAATGCGCCGTACATGGCTCCGCTTGCTGACGCGCTCGAATACGTTAAGCCAGGCACGTTCGACCGATGGGTTTTACCGGATGCTATGACGAAGCAAGTACGCGTACTACCGCTGACAACGGCGTTCGCTCGAGGCGTAACGTGGAAGAACTCGTTTGTTATATACGATGAGGTTCAAAATGCGGACATGGCTGAGTTACAAGCGGTGCTCACTCGTGTAGACGACTCGTGCAAGTTTGTCGGAGTTGGTAGCGTACTGCAGATCGATAATCCGAAGCTGAAACGCATCGCAGGGCTAACACCGTTCGAAATTTACATGAAGCATTACGAAGGTAAGCCAGTTACGTACCATAAGCTCGAAACAAACTACCGAGGCTGGTTCAGCCAACATGCGGACCAAATCAACGAAACTATCGAAGCACTACAACGAGAGCAAAGAACGGAGAGATAAACGAATGGATATACGAGACAATTACATCCGAGACGCACGCGTAACCAGCGTGTACGACGGCGACACGATCACCGCAATGGTATCGCTAGGCTACGACCAATACAGACGTAACAAGTTTCGCTTTAAGGGCGTCAACACCGCAGAAATGCGCGGTAGCACCGGCGCCCGCCTGCAACTCGCAAAGGATGCGAAAGCCTACGTTGAGTCGAAAGTGCTCGACAAGGACGTTCGCATCCTGAGCGAGCGGTTCGAATTGGACGGCTACGGGCGATACTTGGCGACGATATACTACAACGAGAACGGCGAATGGATAAATCTAAACGAGGACCTACTTGCGAAGGGTCTGGCGCAGACATACTACCCAGGCGCTAGTAAGGATTTCGGCGAGTGGCACAAATAGGAGGCGGTAATATGAGTCTTAACGATTTATTAAAGCGAGTGTCTGAAGAAGATAAAGGTAAGATATTTATTTTTAGAGACGAAGAAGGCGGTTGGAGTAACGTTAATATTGAGGTAAAAGAGCATGACATTATTATTACTTTAGCTGATAACGAGATATTTTCAAGCGATAAGTAAAATACGAATCGAGGAGGAATCACGATGAATCTAGTAAAATATTTCGACGCGCAGGAGCGTCTTGATCGCAAGGTAATCGAAGTTCATTCACTGCAGGACCGCAACCTCACGGCTGATGTTACGACAGCCCTTCACGTAGAATTAGGCGAGCTCGCGCAGGAAATCGGATTTTTTAAGTATTGGAAGCTGAACAAGCGCAATGACAAGGCCCGCCAGTTCGACGAATGGGCTGACGTACTGCACTTCATGCTCTCGCTGGGTAACAAATATGGGCATAGCGATCACATCGCCGAGGTGAAATCGTTAGGATACCTAGACGTGTCGCTCAACGAGTTATTCTCCGAGTTGTACCGCGCGGACTTTTCGAACATTCGCGAGTACGCATTCGCCTTCCGAGCGCTGCTGTCTATCGGGGAGTACATCGGCATGAGCGAGGCCGACATGGAATCGAGCTATTTTTCGAAGATGCAAACGAATTACGATCGACTAGCAAGCGGATACTGAGCGATGACCGAGCGCGGCCCTTCACGATATGGGCGGCGCCCTTTTTCGTTTAGAGGGCATGGCTATGAAATCGTTAGGCATTGCTAATAATTCGATAGCTAATTGAAACTCTTTATTGACACGATATTCGATATCGTATATGATGGACGTAGAATTAAAACGTTGTACTTTTATATTGTCGTATTTTACACGAAATGGTAGAATCGAATAAACCTATTAATACATATCGATACATAATGTTTGACCAACTAAATACATAACCAAAGAAAAAGGCCCGCTGCAATCAACAGCGAGACCCTTACCGAGAAAGAGATTCAAGTCGACTACCACATCGACTATAAACCAAAGACTTTTTCACTGATTAACCGAGCTACCAACTCGGCGTAGCGCTATCAACGCTACAGATACGTATATTATATAGCTATTATATGATATACGCAACATTTTTACGTTAGAAATTTTCGCCAAAAGGCGCGTAGTATTCTCGGTGAGGGTTCTCGTTTGGACACGTCGGGAGTACTGTGCGCTTTTTCTTTGCCCATGCGTCCAATAGCCTTACTCGACGCGGGTTATCGACTAAACTACGACAGGTCTGGCGAGGCCATTGCTAAAGAACTCGCCCGTTGCCGCCTATTGAGCGTTTCCTTGTTTACGCTGGCGGGACGTTATGGGAATCGATCGCCAGTTGATGCCCGAGCGGGAGTAACCGCCGAAAGAAGCAGCGCGGGGTGGGTTGTCGTGCGATTAAGGTCGCAGGGACATCCGGTCAGGTTCGTATAACAGCGAACCGCATACGTGGCAAAAGTCCGACACAACGTATGTCAAGCCGATGCGGACGAAAGTCTGATACGAAACAAGGTCATACGGTACACGGAAACTCGACGCTCCTAAACCATAGGCAGCACCGCATGAATCGTAGTCTCGTGAATTAGATACGCTTATGATCGCACGCCTTCGAGCGTGCTTTTTATATTGTTCGTGTCGAAATTCACGGGATTACTGCGTCGCCGAGCCGTTTCTCTTCCGCAACCTACCCATAGTTAAAATCGTTACGAACGTCAAGCGTGAATTTCGCTAATAACGTTCGGTATTTACGATAGATGCTTCGATTGTGGGACGTGAAATTATACAAGACAGGGCGCGAGGGACAAAACGAAAATAAAAAGAGGAAGCGATGAGCGGATATTAGATTTGTTTTGGCGGAGGAAACGTGGTGTGAGGATTGCACGCTGTTGGTAAGGCGTAGCGATAGCGAAGTCTTATCAATGGCTGCAACCGGAACGCCCAAGCAAGCGAAGCGCGGTAGCACGGGCGTGATCGAGACTAAGCCGACAAAGAGTCCGACGGGCGTGGTATAGAACGGCGTTGCTACAAAAAAGTTACAATAAATTTACGGTAGACTGTCAAAAAGGCGATACTGGATTCGATGTATAGGTAGAAGGGGCGATGAGGCTCCGATGGAAAGGGGATCGTTGGATGAACGAGATGATTAATGTACTCGACAAGGGGTACGTGAGATTAGTGGACGTAATGGGAAGCGACTTGACTGTCGTAAATAGCGCACGAGTAAGCTACGATAAGGCATCCGAGGAAATCAGCGATAAGGACGAAAGGCTCATTCGATTCTTGGCGAGAGAGGGACACACGAGCCCATTCCGACATGCTATGATGCAGTTCGAAGTATATGCGCCTTTAATGATCGCTAGGCAATGGTGGAAATACGTGGTAGGCAGCTCGCACCAGGACAATATGGCCGCATGGAACGAAAGCAGCCGGCGATATATTACGGAGGAGCCCGCGTTCTATATCCCACAGGCGAATGAGTGGCGATCAGCTCCGGAGAATAGTAAGCAAGGCAGCGGAGAAATAGTCGGAGGCTATCTCGGGTCTGTTCTTACGAAAGAACTTTCAGATTACATCGAACAAGGAGAGCAACTGTATAACGATGCAATGGCGTCAGGGGTGGCGGCAGAGCAAGCACGCCTATTCCTCCCAGCTTACGGAATGTACGTACGTTGGTACTGGACGGCATCTCTCGCAGGCGTAGCGAATTTCTTAAATCAACGACTAGCCCACGATTCGCAGCGCGAGATCCAAGAGTACGCAAAGGCAGTCGATCAGTTATCCCGCGAACACTTTCCGGTATCTCTGTCGGAGATCGTTAAGTGACGTCTTTTTTGATACGATATAGTATAACGGAACGAAAGGAGATGCGAAATTGATCGAGACGAATATAGACTTCTTTTGCGGGTGTGGCGGGCTTGGGCTCGGGTTGAAAAAGGCGGGAATCCGAAGCGTCGCAGCCTACGATTGGGAAAAGTTCGCTGTGCAGTCGTATAACCACAACGTTGAACCTGTCGCACAGGTTGCGGATGTAACTGAACAGAGGGGCGAGGATATCCTCGATGCAGACATGTGGTCATTCGGATTCCCTTGCGTGGATGTATCGAAGGCCCGTATAGGAGAGCGTAAGATGCTCGAAGGGAAAGGAAGCGGAACTTTCTTCCAGGTCATGCGGATGCTGAAAGAGCGTAGGGAAGCCGGCCGGTCATTGCCGAAGGTTCTACTCGCTGAGAATGTCGACGGGGTACAAGAAGCGGAGCCGGTTATCCGGTATTGGTTCAACGAGTTCGGGTACAACTTACACATTCGCCAGTACAACTCGAAAGACTTTGGCCTAGCGCAGAATAGATTGCGGTTCCTTATGGTCGGCGTCCCTTTCGGTGTAGAATTCGAATTCCTAAATGAACCGGATATCGAGTCGAAGGTACTAGAGGATGTCGTAGAGACTAACGTAGATGAAAAGTATCTATACGATAAAGATCGATATCCTTACACGTTGCACAATACGGACCATACTCGCTCACCTAACACGCTTATACAAGTCGGCGAGTTCCACACGAACTGGCTACAAATCATGAAGCGAATTTATTCGATAAAAGGTATCTCCCCAACGCTACACACTAGCGCAGGCGGACACCGGGAGCTGAAGCTATTCGACGGCAAGCACGTACGTAGGGCCACGCCGAGAGAGTACGCACGCCTCCAAGGCTTCGACGACTCATTCGAAATAGTAGTATCCGACACGCAGGCCCGTAAGCAATTCGGAAACGCTGTGAGCGTCCCTGTAGGCGAGCATCTCGGCAAGGCTATTCGAAATATCCGAATCGAGGAGGAATCGATATGACCAACGTTACAACCGGCAGCACAATTCGCATCGGCGGCGTCGACCACACCGTTGAGGATGTTTACCACTCCGGACTCATTAAGGCGCGTGCTGGACGTCAGATACGCTTTGTAACCGACGGTGAGTACGAACTACCTGGCGGACAGAAAACGAGCGTACACGACGCTGTGCGTACGCTAGCGGTCGAAGTCGAGGCGCTGCGAGCGAAAATAGAAGCGATGGAGGGGAGCGAATGAGGAAACGGGTGGCCATTTGTGGAGGGCTTCGGGCGGGAAAGTCCGAGGCATCCTCGTACCTATCAACGTACTACAATTTCGAAAGGGAATCGTTCGGCGCCGATCTCAAGCGCACGTTCCACGAAATGTTCCCTGACGTCCCTCCGAATCCGAAGCCCGTCTCGGACTACGTTTGGTGGGGACAGACGCTACGAGAGCGTGATCCTGATGTGTGGGTAAAGCGAGTGGATGCGAGGGTTAACGCTCGATTCGTCGATATGTATTTCGGTAGGCACATCGTAATTGACGACCTACGCCAGCCTAACGAATACGATTGGTGCGTTGCCAACGGGTTTACGATCGTCCGTATAAACGCTGACCCAGGCGCACGCCTCTCACGGGCCATGAAGACGGATGTAATCAGCGAGGAGAATCTAACGAAGCCGACCGAGCTGCACTTCGATACGTTCGACGTTGACTATGAACTGTACAACGATTGGGATATCGCACATCTGTACTCACAATTAGACGACGTAATGGAGGCGCTGGGCATCGAGAAGCAACGAATCGACCCGAGTCCAGACTTTCGCTGACAGTATCATCTTTGCCGGTGTCGTGCCTGTAATCCCGACATATAAAAACCCGTGAGGTTTCCTCGGCATATAACCGATTGTCTCACGGGTAGGTGGTTACTCTATTATACCGGCGCAGCATGTTACGCCTCGATTTCGAACAACTCGTCGATGCTGTTCAAGCCTAAGGCTTCTTTGATTGCGATAAGGTGGGCGATTTCGAAACGGCTAGATTTATCGAAACGACTAATCGATGCCTGTGTCACGCCGCTACGTTTTTCGAGATCACGTTGCACCATTCGTTTTGAAGCGAGTATTTTGTTTAATCTTGGGCGTACCTTCGTTTTAAGCTCGTCATATTTACGGTTTGCAACTGTCATTTCAAACAACTCCCTTTGTCGTTTACTCGTTTACTTATGTGTCTATTATACGTTACAGCATAAACGATATGCAATATAAATTTAAGAAAAGTTTTCGACAATTCGATCGTGAGGAGGAACCGCGACATGGAGAACGCTGTTAAAATAGGGGAATGGGCGAAGGTCCCTGTCGATTGGGATATAGACGGTGGCGCTATTTATAAAGTCGGATACGTTACGCAAATACTTCTCGGCACTGGCGATTCCGGAGAGCGTGCGCAACTCGCTCGTGTATTTATTCCGGAGTACGGCGAAGAGGAGCAAGAGCTATTGTCCGAACTGATTCCAGCGGAAGACGAACGTACTGTCAACGAGCGCGAGCTCGACGTGCTTATCGATATGGCCATTGCGACAAACGACCGTCCTAGTTTCGCCCTCTACAGCTCGATGAAGAAACACGTAAAGGGCGGTCGAGAGTTTACATTTCAAAGCGAGGCGGTGGCGAAATGAAGCGGGAGCACAAGCGTCGCAAGCCGTCCCGTCACACTCGCCTGGTACTTGCGTTGCTGGCCGCGCTAGCCTTACTCGCATGGATGGCGTGGCAGATGCACCTCGAAATTGATTTTCTTATTCGCAAGACGACCGACATGCAACGAAACCTAACCGACTTATCGGAGGCGTATCGGCTACAGTCGGAGCAAGTGACGCAGCTTCAAGCGGATGTGCAGCGCTTACAACATACTGCAACGCCTATCGTTAAAATAAACGGGGAACCGATTAGCGTTCCGAAAGCGGACGCGATGCCAGACCCGAAACTATTCCCAGTAACGGGAGGAGCCGAGGTACTTATCGTAACAGTCGGTATGGTAATAACTGGATTAACAAAATTAATACATGCATTTTAAATATATGTTATAATAAGGAGCGGATACTATGTTCGGAAAGAGACCGCCTAAAGGCGTGCAAGGCTCAGCGGAAGAACTTCGCGAAAATGGGTATACAAATCCGGTAGATGCTTTTCGAGAAATAGACGAGAATGACCGGCATTCATTGACGAAAGACTGGTTGAAAAAAGATACAAAGAATCTGCGATCGTTTATCGACGATATGTTTGAAGACTGAGGCGGCGATCTATTCGTCGTCTTTTTCTTTTGTTTCTACCTCGTTTTCTTTTTCCTCGTATAAGTTCATTAATTTGTCAAACCTATTGTTATCGGTAATCATCGCTTCCGTAAGCCCTCTCATTATTAATTCCACTAAAGCTGCATTGCGGGAAGTAAGGCGTAAATAGTGCTTATGTTGGTAATTTTCAATCAATTGTAGCGTTTGTTTATCGAGGTACAATGGAAATGATACTTTCTCTCTTCTGTGCGGCATAATATCTGCCTCCTTTTTTTGTAATATTTAGGTGTACACCCTTGATACTATGTAGTATAATGATATCGAGGTGATATTAAAATGTCAACAGGAAGGGAGAAATGCGCTGAGAAAAACGACGAGAGGGGTAATGTTTCATGGAACAGAAGGCTTATAATGAGGTTGTTGTACCAAAGGAGATCCTCGTAGAATTGGCGGATATCAAAAGCATGGAGGACGACGCTTTCGAAATCATCGCCCTACTGTTCTCCGCCGACGTTCACACTTCCGATATCTTTCGCGAATGGTTATCCACGAACACGAAGACGAAGATGCACGCGCTGCTTGACGCAATGGGCTTCGAAGGTTAATCTCGACCCGATCTGTGTACATACGTACGTAGTATAGCGGGGTACTTACGGTACTGCTCTCGGACCTGACGACGCCGAGGACAGCGATATAGCGACAAAGAAAGACGGTGCGGCTCCGCCGTGTTGACTAAATATTAATATCATCTCGAAACGGGACGTATCAATCGATGCGTTCTTTTTTATTTTCGCCTGAAATTTTTTACCGCATACGTGTCAAAAACGCCGTTCAGCCTTCGATGTATAGTTAGAAGGCGCACGACGCCTCGATAAAGCAACCGAAAGGAGCGAGTTGATACTATGACGATACTGAAAACGTATAACATTCCACAGCACGTAAACGCATCCATAGATGATATCAAATCCGATTTAACAAACGCAGGGGAGGTGCCCCGCCCGTATCGCGTGCTCGAAGAAATCGTAAGCATGAGCGATGACAACGTACGCAACTGGATCGACGGCAACGACGAGCGCCTCTACGCTTTGATCCTCGCAGTAATGGCATCGTGCCGCCAGCAGACGACCACGCTTGATTACGAAGTACACGAGTACTGGCGAGATGGCGAATGAGCGATGTCTTCGATAAAATAGAGGCATTTTACGCTTATCCAACGTCAGCCTCGATTGAAAAGATTAACGCCCACATTAACGACATGGCGCTCGCTTATTATACCGCTAACGCTACATCGCCGACAGTCGTATTTGTCCCGCACGATATATTCGTAGAGATTCGAAAGCACCTCGATAGCGTAGATAAGTGGCGAGTACGCACAGGAAACACGATTCCCTCTCGTACAGACGTCGCCATGCAATACCATTTCGTAACGGATTTCGGCGATATGAAAATCGAAGTGGGAGAGGAGTGGAGCATCGAATGAAAATTGCGACACACGTATCGTTTTGGGGACCGTGGGACCGCAATAAAGGCGGCATGCGCATCGAATGGGCTTGCCGTGAAGGATTCGGACAGTTCGATTTGTTCATAGACAACGACGGGAAGCTAACGTACGACTCCGAATCTATGTCGGATGAATTCGTCGCTGAGTTACTACGACAAGTTATCGAAGGAGCTGAACGCTGTGGTTGAACGAAAAGGCAACGCCAACTGCTTCGAACCGTGCCCGAACTGTGGGCGATATATACACGTATCAGACAGCGAATGCGCCTGTCGGAAGGAGGAAACGCGATGAGTTTTATGGGAGCAATCGCATTTATCACGCTAATGCCGCTCGCCTGCAGCGAAATAGCACACGCAATCTGCGAATGGAAGCAGACGAAGTATCAAGACGCGATAGAGGACGCAGCGTTCATTATCGGATGGCTCGCCGCTATTGCAATCGTTTGGAATTACTGAGCGGGCGTCTTTTTGTGCGCTAGCATATACGATATGGTATAACGAAAGGGGAGCGCTAGTATGATCGCATCAATCGGAGCGTACACGAATCACCTGGAATATCTGATTAACACGAAGCTGGGCGTACAAATTCCGGAGTCACTACGTCATGACATCTCATGCGCGTTGTACGACTACGGCGTGGAGCACACGGAGGTAGTACGCAAGGAACGAGACTACTGGTGCCAGTGGGCTATGTTGCGGGAGGAAAAGAGGGCTAATAACCGCCACGAGGCGAAGGGAGAGCGATAATATGGAACGGAAAACGAAGGGGTTAACGAGAGGCGAGATTCTCGTAGGGATGGAGCAAGGCGTGTATAAAGACGGGGATAAATTTGAAAATGATGCCGTAACGCTTGTTATCATTGCCGATCGTTTAAAATACGCCAACTCTAACAACCCAGTCGAGTGTGACGTGAGGGGCTACCGCTACGACCTCATCGAGGAGCCTGCGTTCAAAGTCGGTGATTGGGTCGTGGGCACATTTATATACAAAGAATACGTCGGAAAAATCGATTGGATTCACGGAGAGGGCTTTTCTTTAACGTTAGATAGTCTATACAATGCGCCTACTATCGATATCTGTTTCACTCCGCACAGTGTCCGACTTGCCACGCCAGAAGAAATCGTAGCGGAGAAGCAACGTAGATGGTGGGCGAAGCTCGGGCGGAAGGTTAACGAGTATAAGCGAGGCGATATCGTTACTCGCGCAGAGGAAGACGGGTTCGGCGCGACTCATAACGTTGTAATCGAATCAGACGGAGCGGTCGGTCTTGTTAGAATCGGCGCACGATTCGAAGCGAATGGCGTATGGGTTCTCGCGGAAAAGTTACACCTCGTCATTCCCGCAGAAAAACGTCTGGACCGAACGGAGGCGACCGACTAATGGGCTCTGTGAAACGCGACCTACACGAAGGAGAACGACGCCTAGAAGCGCAGTACATCGCGTTAGATAACCCGCTGGGAATTTCGCTACTCCTAGCGGACTACCACGCGATCGAATCCCGTAAATACGCAGGCGATTACGATGCGGTAATTATTATGACCGACCTCGAAACGGCAATCGAACGCGCAGGCCTCAGCGACATGGAACGAGCTGCACTCCGCCTAGTCTACATCGAGGATATGACGCAAGTGGACGCAGGCGCATCGATGGGCGTGGCGCAGTATCGAGTGAGTCGATTGCTGGGCGCTGTGCATACGAAGGTGGCCCGTATTTATGAAGCGTGGGCGCGTCGAGGCGAGGGCTATACGGTGACGATCGGAGAGTAAGATAGAAACTTGATTTTGTAGGAAAGAGGGATTTAATGCTGATAACTAAAGAAGATTTAGATACGCGTATTTGTGATATTGAACCAGATTCTCAAAATACTCAAACATATAGAGAATACATCAAAGAAAGTGAAGAGGAATTCGGCTTAATACCAAAAGAATTAGATGGTATGAATGATAGATTCTTGAATGATTATATGGGGTTTTTAGATTATCTTTGGGAGAAGTAAGACCAATATCCGAATCTGTAGGAGGTTTAAAGTATGGATAAGTGTCCTGTGTGTAATGGTTGGTTTATACAATGCCCTTGCTGTGGAAATTCATTTTGTAAAGAATGTGGATTAGAAGAGGCAGATGCAGAGGATTATGAAGAAAAATAAAACCAAATCCGAATTCAGTTAAAAATGAGGTGATGATAAATGTCAGGTGTTTCATACGCAATTAGTACATTAAAGGTTGAGCGAAACGAACTGGAAGAAGGAATGGAGAATTGCCCTGCAACATCAGCGAGATACAAATGCTATGAGAAACAAACGAAAGAGATCAATGAAGCGATTAAGGCGTTGGAGGAGTACCAAAAGAAAAAATACGGATTTTAATTCATTCGTAAAGTGAGGTGTTTGCATGAAATCTTGGAACATCCTTAAAAAAGATGCAGATGGAAATAAATACGACATAAGGATATTGTTCATGGGTAGTGGATTAAAGGTTGAGGATGTTGGGTTTATTGCCAAAGGAAAAAGAAAGCCTGTGTACTTAGGAGCATCATTAACTAATGATTATGGTTGGAGAGCTTTAAATTGGGACGGTAGACGAGAAGCGCAAAAAGCTAAAATCTTAGAAGTTGTTCCAGAGCATTTGCTTCTGGAAGCATTAAATGATGTTTGGGAGAAGCTGAAACCATCAGAATTAACTTTTTAACAGAACCCGCATTTTGTAACGAAAGGAGGCACAAGCATGCAGAATTTGGTATACGAAATAACACGACTAATTGCGGAAACTAAAGAGGCTAAGTGATCGAAAGGAGGTCGCGTATGAATTCGCCTCGATTCCCGTGGGCGGGCGTCATGCTCATCGTAGCAATCATCGCCTACTATTACGTTACGTATAAGATTCTCGGCGTGCCATAGCGTGTGGCGCGTCTTTTTTGCGTTCATTTACTTCGCCCAGGCAATACGTGAGCCCTTATCGCATATGCTATAACGAGAGTAGCGAAAGGGGCGATCGACATGACAACGCAATCCTGCACGACATGTGACGGGTACGGTACGACAGTGCGGACGCTAGACAACGGGACATACGAGGAGCCGACGTGTGGCACATGCGGAGGTAGTGGCGAGGTGGATACGGAATAGTAGTACGCGAGTGTTGGCGCTTATGCTAACGCTCTTTTTTACGTCCAAAGTGCCAAAAACCGCGCCCAGCTTACGATGTATAAGTAGAGGGCGCGTTGTGCGCCGACATACAGCGGAGGAGGAGCGAGGATGACGATACACGAAAAGATTACCGAAATACAACGCCTCATACGTGCTGGCGACGAGGAGATGAGCGACAGGCAACAGCGTATGGAGGCTATCGAAAGACTAGCGGAGGAGCACGTATTGAGTCCGGGTGGGAAGAATGATGCGAAGGCGGTCGAGCGATTAGCTGACTTGTGTCTGTACGAGGAGCTGTTCGACCCGACATCGTGGAAGACGAGGCAGATCGAGTACCCGTTTCTGAGCGAATTACAGCTCGCGAGAAGGCAAAACGGTGTTCACCAGCGACGCTACGAATCGGGTATAAAAGAGGTATCGATGGATGCAACGGCGACGTACGGAAGCGACGGAAGGTTATACGGGGATAACAAGCGCAGGGAGCGCTCCGACAATGAAAACATGTACATGGATGAAAACGTTAGGTCGCGAAATAAGGAGAGGCGCGAGAAGTATCGGGAGTTTACGAAGACGCAGCCTATTAAAACGTACAATCTATACGAGGGAGTTGGTGTAGGTGGCGATACAAGTAACGTTACCGGACGATAAGATAACGTTTAAGAAAGCGGAGTTTGGCGACTATCGCGAGCTACTTTCGGTTAAATGTGGAGGTGTTTATTCGTTATACGATAAGGATAACCGTTGCTTATACGTTGGGCAGTCGAAGAATTTAATAAGCCGCCTATCGAATCACTTCAATATTCCGAGCGCCTACCGTGATGCCATCGATTATGTAACGATATACTTTGCCGCAGATCCTTACGAAAGGGAGATATACGAGACGTACGCGATAAGTGCGCTCGGAGGTATTTATAACAAGGCTAAGTCGTTCAAAGCACGAGGGAAGCTACGTTGCCAAGTCGAGCTAATCGAGGACTTAAAGTATGAGTTGCGAACGCTGAAAACGTTACGTCACGATATATTAGAGGAACTAGATGCGCTCGAGGTGCATTACGCAGAGCCCGAATATAAGATATATAACAACAACTTTACGGGAGGCCTCGCTAAAGGCCATGAGGATGATATACAGTTTAAACACGATGACGAAGATTACCTTGAATGGAGGCAAGAGTATGAAGATGAGAAACAGCAATTGAATGAAAGGCTTGAAGAAATTGACGAGGAAATCCGAGGGATAAGAAGAAAAATAAAGAATCTATTAGAAAGATTGCGAAATTAAGCATAATTATGAAAATATTGTATCAGGATAGTTGAGAAATACCGATTTGAGTTGGCCTTTAATATTCCTTATAGCATAACGTATACAGGCGCCAGAAGGCGTCTTTTTATTTTGCGTTAAATAAACGGAGGTAGGTCAAATTGCGGATAAGTAAAGCGGAGGCAGAAACGTACCACATACAACTTAATCACTACGGGTACGATTTGCGGGAGCTACAAGCGATGGACAGCGTGGATCTATATGTTAATGTCGATGAAGCAGCGGAGAAGATAAGCGAGTGGTTTCATAGCCATCGTGTTGCAATATCGAAGAAAACAATACGATCGAAGTTACTGGCGCTAGTCTATGGCGGTGAAATATGACGATAAGTAAACGGAGGATGATCGATATGGAATTTTACTACTGCTATTCAACGAATCTACACGACTTTTTACGAACGCATGGTGAGCGATACATTTGCGCTGGCCTCAACGAAAATACACTTCGCAAGTTTTGGCAATACGCACGGACCGATAAATTAAACGAGTTACTCGCTATGTATAGTAAAGAACGCCCTGGCAATCGCTAGGGCTTTCGTTTTTGTTAAATTAACGACTTATAAATCGAAGGAGAGATCGTGCATGACTAACAAAAAACCGTTTGAACCCGAAAGAGACTTCGTACAAGTACATTACGCTTTATTTACGTTGTATACCAAACTCGAAGACTTTCACGCAGATGATGCGCTTGCCTACATCGTATTGATGAAGAACTACAACGTTAATTATGGCTATGCGTTTCCCTCAACGTGGGACTTAATGGAGGCTCTAAACGTATCAGAATCGACTGTGACAGCGATAAAGGAAACGTTAAAGAAATACGCCCTAATCGAGACAGGAACGAATGAGGAGTTCGGGAACAACGTTTACTACGTATTCGCTCCGATAACGGACGAAGAGGAATTCTATGCTACGTACCCACAAGCTAAGGAACGGAATGAGCAGCGTAAGGCAAAGCATGAGACTCGCGTAAAAGGCGGTAAGGAACGTAAACGTAAGCACTACGAGAAGGCGAAAAAGCAAGTCGAGGAGCCAGTCGTTACCACAACGGATGACTCAGGCGAAGACTTATCGGATTGGATTTAGAATGGTAACCATGAATTTTATGGGCGTGTAACCATGAATTTTACGGTTCCGTAACCATAAATATTATGGGTTATATATATTTACGTTATATACATTTACGTTATATACATTTACTAAAAGATAGCGCGTCCATATACATGAACACGCAGCCATTAAAGATATCGATAGTATTTATATTCGATAATAAAAGAGTACGATAGGTTACGATTATATACGATTGATAGCGAGGTGAAAACCTCGCCCTCTTTTGTATTTACGATTGTATAAAAGAACGAGGATGCTTACGAAAAGGCTTTAGCCTATACGATAGCATAAGCGTTATATACGTATGTATACGATAGGTTACACTACGTTGGTTACTATCGCTGGTTAGTACGTTAGGTTATACGAGAGGTTAAACGCTAGGTTAGTCGATTAGGTTGTCGTATAGGTTAACGAGGAGGTTGTGCGATGCTTGGTAACGAGTATAAAGCGAATATCACCGAGAACTTTATCGAGGTATTACGAGAGTTAGGCGAAGATGAGAATAGCGAGTATATGCTACGATTGAAACACGAGTTAGAACGGTATAGACGTAAGTAGGCGTTAGATACGCAAAGCAGCGGACAGCACAACGGCCACGCTAGCGCGTATGCTTCCGCTTGTAAATGAAGAGCAGTACGATTATAGCACGCTTAGACGAGCGTAGCAAGGCGAAAGGAGAACGATAAACATGGCGAAGAAATTACTACGACCAGAACAATACGTGGCAATCGAATGGTTAGCGCAGCCTAAGTTCGGAGGTAAGACGCTAGGGGAAATCGCAGAGGTATGCGAAGTGGATGTGCGAACTCTCTATAATTGGAGACGAGACGAAACGTTCCAAGCGGAGTTAAAGCGTGAGATGGTTCGTAAATCACAAGACCGTTTACCTGAGGTAATCGAGAGTATGGCCGACTTTGCTATTCGGGAAGGTAATGCGGCTGCAGCGAAACTAGTCTTAACTATGAACGGCCTCTTAACGGAAAAGGTCGAGGTCAAGACGGAGAACGTCGATGGCAAGGTCGATATGGGTAAGGTCGATGAGGAACTCGATAAGCTGGCGAAAGGATTCGGGGCGGAAAGCGAATAGGTTAGTCGCCTATATAATAGAAGGAACTCGTATATATAAGTACGTGAGGCTAGCCGATGGCTTCCGAATAGGTCAGCCTCGCCCTCCTGACGGACGCACACCCCGAAACTTTCAGGCGTGAGGCTACCGCTTTATGCACATTCTTATACACTCGCAGGCTGACAGCGATGGGCTACAAACGTTGATATACCGTGTGCATAAATAAATAAATAAACGATTAATGATAACGATAGTGATAAACGTTGGTGTGACGCGGCTCAAGGCACGTTGCCTATCGGACTTAATATACTTCTGTACGATTCGTTATGCAGTCGAGTGTGTATCGTATGCAGGCGTATAGACCCCGCGGGGGAGTGGAAAAGCGAAAACCCGTCGCCACATGGAGTTTCAATCCGGATATCAAAAATAACGTTTGGGTTTCCGATTAGCTTACTACGTTGCCAGAACGCTGTCAATCGTAATTGCACCGGTTGGCAGTTTTGTGGTAACGTAGATATTGACGACTCAGCTTGCGATTAGCTACCGCAAGTATACGCACCTATCGGCGTTTGGGTCGTCTTTTTTATTCTAATCGATAGGGCATACGATAGGAGGCCGATAAAATGGCGAAAAGTAAATATACAGACGATTACCTACGGGAATTACTTACCGAAGCGTCAACCGAAAGGCTTACGTCTTCTCAATTCAGGGCGTTATACACTAATGAATGTCGCGCTATCGATCGTAGGTTTAACGGGATGGGTAAGGCGTGCGACCATTTCGGGATTAACCGACTTCCTCGACAGAAAGGCGAGCGTAAACTTGATTGGACTAACGAGAGAGTAATCGATGGGATACAACGTCTCGCTAACAGCGGAATCCCACTATCCTCTGATTATCTTAAACGAAGTGGACATCGAGATTTAGTCGCTGCAGCTAAACGTCGATTTGGTACGTGGAACGATGCGATAATAGCATCAGGGCATGAGCCGTACTATCTCGCGGGTTCCAGTAAGTCTAAAGACGAGTTTCTCTCGTTAGTAATTATGGAATTGTTATCGGGGACTGAGCCTACGCATACAGCACTTTCAGCTCGCGTTAGAGGATTCAGTAATTCGATGACTAAGCTATCTTTAACAATTGAGGATCTTAAGCAAATCCTTAATATCTGCCACATAACGATAGATAAACCTAAAGAAGTTATCGAGAAGCCAAAGCGCTATATACCGGACTTACAAAGTCGTGAGGGCCTTACGTTTGAAATTAAACGCCTCTACGACGAAGGGGTTCCGTTGAATTATACGTATATAAAACGTAAGAAGACGCATCTAATAGCGGCTTCAAAGGCGTTGTTTCCTACGTGGGCAGACGCGGTAAATTCGTCGGGCATTGATTACGAAAATATAAAACTCGACTCGAATATCGCTTCAGAATGCGGGTACGCACTCGAAGAATTATTCGGTGAGATATTAACGGAGTTCGGAGTCGAATACAGCCAATACGAACATGAGCACTACGACCCGGATTTCGTTTTACCAAATAACGAATGGATTGACGTTAAACTTTCGCAGTACGCGTCAGGGCACACGGAGACGGTACGGAAATACCTTCCGCACTGCAATTCACTTACCCTCGTATTTTTGAGAGGAGATAAATCGTGTGATCGTACAGTGAATGGAAAGTATCGCTTGGTTAACGTTTATAAGTACGTTGAAGGACTACCTAAACCAAAACAAAATTACTACGTAAGAAAACTTGCAGAAATAGAAAAGGCGCTCGCTTAATTGCGGGCGCTTGTGTTTTATAGTTTTATAAATTTATCGCGATGAATACGTCTTCCTTCATCGTTTGTGTAATACCGATATATCTCAGCGTCGTATGCGGGCTAGCGTGGTTGAATATCGACTGCAACAACGAAATATCTACGCCGTTCTTATACGCGTGGTATCCGAACGTTTTACGTAAACTGTGCGAACCGATCTCGCCTACCTTTTCGAGAAGCCCAGCACGTTTAGCTGCATCGTTTAATACTTGGTACGCTTGCCCACGACCGATTGCCTTTCCGCCTTTACGTGACGGGAACAAGAAGTCGTCGTCGGAAGCGTCAGCAGGAACGCACTCGACTATCGCTTTCTTAATCGATTGGTTCAGCGGGAAGCGGCGTTCCTTGTTCGTTTTTTGCTCACGTAGAGATAAGAATTCCTTGCCGCGTACATCGCCGACCTTCAGCTTTAGTATGTCGCTGATACGTAGTGCGCTATTTATCCCGAATATGAAAAGCAAACGGTCACGATCGCGGCCTAGCGCTTTCTTCATTTTCTCGATGTCTTTCTTATTTTTAAGCGGTTGTACTGTATTCATTAATATCACATCTCCTCGTTATGTTCGATTCATCTTACGTTTAGTATACGATATACAATCACGAATTACAACCATTATTTACATATTTTTATTCGAAAGGAGGCGGTCGCCATCGCATGGGTTGACGGTAAATGGTTAGACGGGCCAGCACGACGGGAACGCATCGACAAACTCCATCGCTATATTAGCGCTAAACTTGCGGAGCGCGACCGTCTGACTGGCGAAGAGAAACTCGAGCTCAAGGCGTACATCGACGAGTATGAACGCATCAAGGCGATTGATTTCGGGGAGCGAAACGTACTGTTTTTCGTGTATAACTGGTTCGGCGAGAATCTAAACCCCGACAATCCCGGTAACTGGGTCCCGAGGTACAACGTACCTGACGGTATCGATGCGTATAAGCTGACGGAGTTGGCGCCGAACTTTCACGTTGAGATTTGCGACATTATGAACGTGGTGTCCACCGATGTAATAAACGAGAAGATAGCCGTAGCAGCTCCCCGGTCTCATGCGAAGTCCAGCTTCCTATCGAAGGGGTTCCCGATTCATGAGATCGTGTATCGGCTACGTAAATACATCATTATTATATCGGAGACGCCGAGTGTATCGACGGCAAATCTCGAGTGGATAAAGCTACAGTTAACGTCTAACGAAAAGCTACGGCGTGATTTCGGTCCGCTATTGAATCCGAAGCAGCAGATGAACCCGAAAGATAACTCGAGTGAGTTTATCGCATGGGAACCGAAAGGGGAAGACGGTAAGAAGCTGTTAACGTTGGTCCAAGCGGCGTCATCGGGGCAAGCGCTTCGTGGACGTAACTGGAACGGCGTACGCCCTGATTTAATTGTCGCGGACGACCTCGAGGATAAACGGAACACCAATACGGAGGAACTTCGCCAGGAATTAAAGGACTGGTTCACGAAAGTTGTCGTACCTTTAGGTGATCCTGCAGGCGAAAAGACCGCTATCGTATTCATGGGTACGACGGTCCATCCGCAGTCATTATTGATTGACGTATTATATAACCGCTCCGACTTTAAGTCGAAGAAATACCAAGCGGTAATTAAGTGGCCCGAACGAATGGATATGTGGCAGCGATGCCAGGAGATATATACCGATAGAAATAACCCCGATAGAGCTCGCGATGCCGAGCTTTTTTACGTTGCACATAAAGCGGAGATGGACGCAGGGGCGGTCGTTCTTTGGCCGTCCGTGCAGCCGATATGGAAGCTCATGACGTTTAAATGGGACAATGGATCACGCGCCTTTAATACGGAGCTGATGAATAACCCAATCTCGGAGGAAGATTTACTTTTTAATCCTGAGAAGTTCCATTACTACACGCCCAACATTAATTTCTTCGACGGTCAGTACCGCATTAGTATGGCCCTAGACCCGGCAATGGGAAAAGAGCGCGGCGACTACTCGTCTATCGCCGTGGTAGCCGAGCATAAGAAAACGAAAACGAAGTACGTTGTGGAATCGACGGGCGATCGTATTCACCCCGATCAGTTTATCGAGAAGGCGGTTCAATTCGCCATGACGTATCAGCCCGATATTTTATCCGTGGAGGCACAGGCCGCACAGGAATTCATAGCTGACGTACTTTACAAACGTCTTCAGGCTGTGGGATACCCAGCGCGAACGAGATTACGAAAAGTTAAACAACGAAATAAAAAGTCGCTTCGTATTGAGGCGATGCACCCGATGATAGAAAACGGAGAGCTTCAATTTAATCGTCGACACGCATTACTACTGGAACAGTTCGAGCAGTACGGTACTACACACGATGACTGCATCGATAGTGTTGAAATGTCAGTGTCCGCATTGAAAACGAAGGAACGAAAAATACAAACGTCAACAAAACGATTCAGATAACGAAAGGAGGCGCTCGAAGGAATGGGATTATTCGGCTTATTCAGTAACCGAAACGACACGCACCCTACTCCGCTAAAGAGTTCCGTCCAGGAATGGATGGGCGACGAAAATCACGAGAGAGTGATGCGTTTAGTTAAGTTATACGACCGATACGAAGGAAAGCAAGTTTTCGAGAACTATCAAAAACCTGACGATTTACAATATCAACCAACTCTTTTGACAATCAACTACGATCGCTTGCTAGTCGACACGATGGCGGCGTGGGAATTCGAGATGGCACCGAAGCACGACGTATCGCCTGGCATTATCGACGACCCTATCGACATGGCCAGCGAAGCCTACGAGGAAAGCGCTGAGCAGGACGCGGAGAACCGCCGAGCGGCCGCGAAGGAGCTCTTGATTAACCGCGTACACAACGATAACCGCTCACACGAGAAGCTACTCGAGGCGGCGAAGGACCGTAAGATCGCCGGCACCGTTTGGATTAAGCTGGCGTACGACAAGCGCACGGGCAAGATTCGTCTGGCATTCCGCCCTGACCTCGAAGTGGTAGCGAAATGGAGCATGGACGACGCAGACACTCTCGAGGAGGTACATTTCTTCAAGTACCTCGACGCGGAGCTCACGAAAATGTGGCGACAGTCGTACCGCATGGATACGAACCCTACAACCGGCGCATTCGAGTGTTACGTACACGAAGCAACTTACGATGTAACCGACCCTGACGCAATGGAAATCGTAGAGGAGCACGTTGCTTATCAATCGATGGGCCTCGACTTTATACCGGTCGTAGACGTACCGAACGAGAAGCTCGCGGGCATGACTCGTGGTTACAGCGAGATTGATAAATACGCAGATATTACCGACGAGATTAACCGCAAGCTATCTGACTACAGCGATGCTATCCGCTTCGAGATGTTCGCTATTACATTATTAATGAACGTGGACGACGCGAAGGGGCTTAAGACGGCGCCAGGTGCGCTGTGGAATATCGTGGGCGACGGTGGGCTACTCGAGGGGCAGTTACCGGAAGTTAAGAAGCTCGAATCGAATTTCCGTTTTAAGGAAGCGACGGAAGCGTACCTCGACCGCTTATACGCGAACTTGCACAAGATTGCCGAGGTGCCGTCCGTGAACACTGCCGAGATGAACGTCGGCGGTATTAACGACATGGCCGTGAAGCTCTTGTTCAGCGCGATCATTTCGAAAACGCAGCGCTCGTGGGTAATCTGGCGATCGCGGTTACAGTTGCTAAACGAATATATTCTACGCTATATGCAAGCGAGACAGGACGACGTGAACTTCGCGTACGACAAGGCGCAAGTGGCGCAGATTGATGATAATTACGATAACCAAGTACATTTCCGCTTACCTTTACCGGAGGACCAAGTGGCGTTAGTGAATCGCTTGACGACCGAAATGGCATCCGACCTAGAATCGATTAAAGGCGCAATGGCCCGCAATGGCATCGAGAATCCGGAAGCGAAACTCATGGAAATTATGGCGGAGAAGCGCATGATGCAAGCGAATGAGGATCCGTACATGGGCGCGTTTGCTACACCGCAAGTAGCGCAACCGGCCGCACCAAAAGCGGAAGGACTTCCGACTGAATAGATATTATTGGCCTTACGGAATGGCACTAAACTTTCGGAATCCATAGCCGACGTGCGGCTTAAATCACGGGAGGTATTACGATGAGCAATGAACCAAACAACGAACAAATCGACGAGCAAGTTACCGATAAATCAACGGTTGGGGAACCGGAAAATAAGTCCGAAGTTAAAACGGTGACGATGACTCAAGACGAACTTAACGAGCTAATCGGACGTGAGAAGGGTCGAGTTAAAAAGCGCTATGCTGACTACGATGATATCACGAAGGAATTAGCGGAGTTAAGAGCCGAGCGCGAAGATCGCAAGAAAGCGGAGATGTCCGAAATCGAACGCCTGCAGCACGAGAAAGAACTCGCGGAGCAGAAGGCGAAGGAATTCGAGGCGAAACAATCCGATGCGTTCGCGAAGGCAAATAAGCGCCTAATCGATGCGGAGTTAAAGGTCGCGTTGAAAGAGGCGGGTATTCGTAACGATGCGATGAAGACAGCGATTAAAGTATTCGATGTGTCCAGCGTATCAGTTGACGAAGAAGGCAACGTGCAAGGCGTGGTCGAAGCGTTGGAGGCGTTTAAGAAGGATAACGCGTTCATGTTCGGCGCAGTGCAGCACGCAGATCCTAGCCCTGGCAATCACGAAATTAAAAGGGAAGACGAAAAGGCTAAGGCGGTTAAACAGCTTGCGGAGGCAGAGGCGAAGGCTAAACGCTCAGGGAAGAATGAGGATCGCGTAGCATTCGTTCAATTGAAAAAGAAATTAGGACTTTTTTAAAATTCACTATTGAATATACTTTATACAATATGGTATAATTAATTAGATGGAGGATAGGGGACGCCCGATTGTTCCGCACCCTTAGCGGACTCCTCCTAACTAAAACAACTAAAGGGAGTTGTTAATATGGGTAAAAAACTTACAATCGAAGAAGTGCGCCGTATTTTTTCAGAAAACGGATTAGAATTACTTGATGACGTCTACATCAATAACCGCACGAAACTTAAATTCCGGTGTTCTTGCGGAAGAATAGCCCACACCACGGTTAAAAACGTGAACAACGGAGGGAAATGTCTTCTTTGCGGGTACGAGAGAATGCGGAAAGGGGTTACCCTGGACGAATCATACGTCATTGAGTACGTAGCCAAATTTGGTTGTGAGCTATTAGACCCTTACGTACACTCCCGAGGCAAGGTTAATTTTAAATGTAGTTGTGGAAACAAGTTTTATAGTACTTTCAACCATTTTACATTAGGTGTTAGGTGTAGAGAATGCGGAATCAAGCGCTCTGTCGCTTCCGTAAAACTAGACCCTGCTTTTGTTAGAAGTGAGGTTGAAAAACAAGGCTACACACTTCTCGAAGAGTATACTTCAAGTAAAAAGCAATTAGCATGTGTCTGTCCGAGAGGACATGAGATTAAAGTCCGTTTTGACCATTTCCAAGAGGGACGTAAATGTGGCCATTGTCATATCGAAGATTATCGAGGCGAAAAGCACCACGGTTGGAATCCTGAATTATCCCAAAAGGATAGAGAGGATAAGAGAAGGCGGTCAGAAGGTATTGACAAATGGAGGAACTTTGTACTTCTAAGAGATGAGTTTACTTGTCAGAAGTGCGGTGACCACGCAGGTAAGTTACACGCCCATCATATTAGGAACTATGCGGACAACAGAGAGTTGCGAGCCGACGTCAATAACGGTATAACTTTTTGCGAAAGATGCCACATCAATTTTCACAAGTTGTATGGATCTCGGGACACAAATGAAGAACAATTAAAAGAATACCTAGATAGTAAAAAGGACGCCTCTTAAGGTGTCTTTTTTATATTTAACCAATAAAAATTAGGGGGATTTTCCACATGGCAAAAATTTATACTTCCGATTTAATCGGCAAAAAACTATCCGTAGTAGATGAGTTATTACTTTTAAACCCACATTCCACACCACTTATTAGCTTACTAGGTTTCTCAGATGCAGTAACGCAAACTACACACCAGTGGTTCGAAGATGAGATGGTGGCTGACGAGTCTACAGTAGTTGGCGCAGTAACAAACGTTGCGACTTCTATCGTAGTTGCTGACGGATCTATCTTCCGCGCTGGAAACGTTGTAAAGGTTGGCGATGAGTTAATTTACATTTCTGCGGTTGCCACTAATACTTTAACCGCGGTTAGGGGATACGCTTCAACTACAGCGGCAGCGATCTCTGACGGCGCTAAAATCGTATTCCAATTCACAGAAGGCACTGAAGGCGCAGATGCTCGTGCAGCACGTTATAAAGCTCGCGCTCAAAAATCTAACTACACTCAAATCTTTGACGACTCTATCGAGATTTCCGGTACTGCTGAAGCGGTGACAAACTACGGAATCAGCGACTTGTACGAGTACGAGAAGCAAAAGAAACAATTAGAGTTAGTGCTTCAATTAGAGAAAGCGTTAATCGGTGGTGTAGGCTACACTAACGGAAATGTACGCCAAATGAAGGGTATCCGTAACTTCATCACTTCCAACGTTGTGGCTGCGGGCGGCGCGTTAACTGCTGACCACCTCAACAACCTAGGGCAATCAATCTACGAAAAAGGCGGCTTTTCTACTGGCGGAAACTTCAAAATCATGGTTGGCGCGAAGCAAAAACGTGCGTTGTCTGCTCTTGACGCGAACAAAATCCAATTAAATCGCCAAGATAACGGTCGTGGCCAAGTAGTTGACCACTTCACAACAGACTTCGGTGATTTCGAAATCGTATTGAATAACAACTTGGAAGCTGACGAGTTATTACTAGTCGACGTTAACCGTATGGCTATCCGCCCGCTAGTTGGACGTGATTTCTTCCATAAATATCTTGGCGAGCAAGGCGATTACACTCGCGGAATTTTAGTAGGAGAGTACACGCTAGAATTTTTGCAAGAGAAGGCGCATGGCAGAATTAAAACTCTAGCTTAATTTTTACGCCTATTTTATACGATATACAATAACGTTTAGCCTCGCCTGTGTGCGGGGCTTTTCGTGTTGAACGGAGGTATCAACGATGGCAGTTTACGAATCGAAATACTCGTCGCTTGTCGTTTACAACGGCGCTGTCCCGCTTCATTTTACGAACGGCCGTTACGTAACGGAGGACGAAAAGGAAATCGCTGTGCTCGATAAAGTTACCGACTGCGAACGCGTCGATAAGCCGGTGAAAGCCGAATCCCCAGCGAAGCCAGCACCGAAAGGCAAGACGAAATAATTAACGGGAGGCACGACAAATGGCGGTATCTGACCGATTAGAAACTCGATTAAAAAACGTGCCGGGAATCACATCGGCAGACATCGCCGAATGGATTGCCGAGGCGTTAGACGAAAGCGGCCTAGTCGACGATGGCACGAACGATAACGTGTTGCTATACCTTTCGCTTGCACTCGCATACGAAACGATAGCGCAGGACGCGGCGAGGTTTTTCCGATACACGGACGGAGACGAATCCGTCGACAAAACGAATGTGTTCGAGAACTACACGAAACTAGCGGCAGCGGCGCGAGCGTCCTACCGTAAATACCGCAATGGAGGCGGTTCGGCAACGTATATGCCGGCGCGAGGCGATGGACGATAGGAGGCGAATGGATTGGCACGGAACGAAGAACTCGATAGGCTACTAGAGCAAGCCGCTGACCAATACCAGCGCATCAACGCGTCCCTACAAGCGCAGGCAATACGGGAGCTCAACCGAATTCGAGCGGAGTTAATCGAGAAACTGGCGTCATATACCGACGCGAACGGCAAGATTGCGCAAGTACGCTTGCAATCGCTCATCAACGACCTAAATACGATTGAGATGCGAATGCGAGAGGCGAATGCGACGACGATGAATAGCGTAATTGAACAATCGGCTGCGGCGGGTGTGACGGCATATAGCGAGATAACGGCGGGCGTGATCGGCGTAACTGTCGGGGAAATGCTCGGAGGTGCGGCGTTTGACCGCGTAAATCAGAACGTATTCCAAGCGGCTATCAATCGTTATGGAGACGACGGTCTCGTGATATTGAATCGAGTCTGGCGGGTAACACGCGAGCAACGACTTGCGATACAGCAAGCGTTGACTTCGGGCGTGGTTACGGGCAAAGGCGTGAATTCGATTATCGCAGACGTCCGCAAGGTATACGATAACGAGACGTGGAAAATCAAGCGGTTAGTTGTGACCGAAGGAAATATCACATACCGTATGGCAAGTTCTTACACAGCGCAACAAAGTCCGTACGTTAAGGCGTTGCGGATACATCGCGGGAAGGCAGACCGACCGGAGCATCGATGCAGCCAACTCGAGAAGATTGACCGATACGGCTATGGAAACGGATTGTATAAACCGACTGACCCCGAAGTGCTCCACCCGCATGTGAATTGCACGAGTTATACGACATACGAGTTAGTTGACGATGTAGAGGCGGTGAAACGAAATGCTTAACGATAACGATAAGGCGTGGATGCTTGCGAATCGTGCCGAGGTTGTCGCAGGCCGCGAAACTGAAACGGAACTCGTGCGATCCGTTGTCACTGGGGAGGACCCGTACACGGACGAGAATATTACCGAGGAGCAAATCGAAGTTGTTTCGGCAGTATGGCAGAACGCCTCGGCTGGCGTTAAGGGCGACGTGCAGTTAATCGACGGATACGAAATCGAAGCAGGCGATATGCTCGTTTCATTCGCAGATGCAATCGACTTATCTGACGTGCGACAGGTGATTCACGACGGATATTACTATACGTTAATCTCGACTCGTCCCGAGGGTGTCGGCGACGTCATTACGAGGTACGAGTGCATTGCGAGGCGGACGACATGAGGATACGGGTTAATTTGACGGGACTAAACGAAGTGCTAGCGAATCTAGAGCAGATTGCTTCCGATGTACCAAACGAAGTTGACGAAGCAGTCGAGCGCACAGCGTTGCAGATGGTAAATACATCGCGACAGGAAGCGCCGAGGCTAACAGGACGGCTCGCGAACAGCATCGATATCTTTCCGCAAGATACGAAGCAAGGCGAGCGGACGTGGGGCTCAGACGTTGAGTACGCTAGGCGCCAAGAGTACGAACATCGCACAAAGAGCGGATATATACGCCGATCGGTTACGAAACATGAGGGTACATTTAAAACAGAATTAGAAAACGCAGTTAGACGAAGTATAGGGGGCGTTTGATTTGCTCCACGAAATTCAGTACTCGATTATCGCGCACTTGAAAAATGCGATGCCAGATATGACCGACGTTGTGTGGGCGTACGATAGCGTGCCTATTAGCGGCAAGTCGTTCCCGTTCGCAACCGTTCGGCATCTGTCAACCGGCGTGCAAGTGCTCGAGAAACAATACGAATATGCTCAAAACGACTACACGTTTACGGTCGGCTTGTTTTGCGAAAGTGCCTCGTCACTCGCTCGCTTACAAGACGGTCTGAAGCGTGTTTTTTTGCGTTATGAAATCGATTTGCTCGACACAACGCAACCGGCACCTCCGCCAGTAATCGGACATTTCCGTGCTGATGTGGTGTTTATAAGCCCGAATATTTCGGAAGCAGTCGAGGACGTAACAAACATGCACCGTGTCTATTTAGACGTTCGTGTGCGTGACATTAACTTAATCTAGGGGGAAACGAAATGGCAGTTACTAAAGGCGTGGATATCGTAATCATGGTCGACACAGGTAGCGGCACTCCTACGTGGTCTATTGTAGGCGGACAGCAAAACGCAACGCTATCCGAGACGGCTGATACGATGGAAACAACGAATAAGCAATCGAGCAACTATCGCGAGTTTGATTACTCGCTAAATTCTTGGACGATCAGCGCAGACGGCGTACTTATCCTTGACGACGTGGCGTATGCGGCGCTTGTTGACGCAATGCGCGGTCAAGAGAAAGTAAAGGTTCGCGTAAAGGAGAGCGCAACAAAAGCGTTAGAAGGTTTTGCGATTGTAACATCCCGAGACCTTGATGCGCCATACGACGATGTGGCAACTTATTCCGTCGAATTACAAGGAACGGGAGCTTTATCGGAGGTAACACTTCCATAATAACGGGCGCTTAGGCGCCTTTTTTATTTGAAACGGAGGGTATGACGATGGCAGAAATCGTAATCGGCGGAAAAGCCTACGATATGAAATTTACGTACTCGAGCCTATTGGCAATCGAGGAGCACTACAGCAAGGGCATCAGCAAGGTTTTTGAAACAGAGGACCTAGAAAGCCTGCGCACACTTACCGCATTTATTTATGCATGTCTGAAACGGCACAGCGACTTCAAACACCTCACATTCGATGACCTTATCGAGAAGCTAGACGAAACGCTCGAAGACGGAGCGGTGACTCTCGAAGAACTAGCCGCGCTTGTGAAGGACGCATTCGATAAATCCAATACGCTACAGAAAGCAACAAAAGGCGCTGCGACAGGAAAAAAGAAGTAAGCCGCGACGGTATCGATTGGGACGCATTGGAGCGGACGGCATACGGTGTACTCGAACTAACTCCGGAGCAATTTTTCGAGTTAACGCCGAGGCAGTTTTCGCTCATGTATGAAGGATTCCGCGATCGCGAAATGCGCAAGGCTCGCTATATCCAATATCTCGTAAGCCCTCACGTTAAGAAAGTTCCGAGGATTGAAGAAATCGCGGGTCTCGGCGGTGGTGAGCGTAATGTCATCTCGCTGGAAGAAAAGCGGGCGAAACTCGATGCGCTATACGAGCAGTTCGGAATCACGAAGGAAGGGCGGTGAGTATGATTGTCAAATATCGGTGATATTCGCGTAACTATTAGTGCAGACGCCTCCGGCGTACAAAGCGCCGTAAGCGAAACGAGGTCCGCAATGGCGGGGCTAGGTCAGACGATGCAGGGCGTTGGGAACCAATTCAGTCAAATGGGTAACGGCGCGAACGGACTACAAAACCGCATGGTAGGGCTCGGGCATTCGTTGAGTGAGGCGGGCGGTGCCATCGCAATGTCATTCGGGGCTATGGCGGCAGCGGTTGGGGGCGGTATTGGGTATGCCGTAAAACAAGCGGCTACTTTCGAACAAGGCCTCGCGAACATTAAGGCGGTTGCACCTGAATTAGCGAGTCGGATGGATGAAGTAAAGAAACTCGTAATAGATGTCGGAAAGGAAACGAAGTACTCATCGGCTGAAGCGGCGAAAGGATTCGAGGAGCTCGTAAAGGCGGGTGTATCCGTTGAGCAGATTATGAGTGGCGGACTGCAGGCGTCACTTGACCTCGCAACAGCTGGCGAGTTAGATCTCGGAGAGGCAGCGCAGATTGCGTCTACGGCGTTGAACGCGTTTCAGAAGGATGGACTATCGGTTGCTGACGCGGCTAATATCCTCGCGGGGGCTGCGAATGCTTCCGCGACAGATGTACGAGAAATGCAATACGGATTATCAATGGTATCGGCGGTAGCTTCTGGCGTAGGGCTGACGTTTAAAGATACGTCGACGGCGTTGGCATTATTTGCCCAAAACGGACTAAAAGGTTCGGACGCTGGTACGTCATTAAAAACGATGTTGATGAACTTAACGCCACAGACGAAGAAGGCTCGGACAGAAATGTCGGACCTCGGAATCATAACGAAAGACGGCGCGAATCAATTTTACGACGCGCAGGGCCACATCAAGTCGATGGCCGACATCTCGGAGATACTCAAAACGAGTCTCGCAGGGCTAACGGATGAGCAACGCCAACAAGCACTATACACGATGTTCGGGTCCGATGCGATTCGTGCTGCGAATATTCTCTACAAAGAGGGCGCGAGTGGTATGAACGAGATGGCCGACGCAATGTCCAAGACGACAGCGGCAAGCGTAGCGGCTACGAAAATGGATACGTTCAATGGTGCGATGGAGCGATTGAAAGGATCAGTGGAAACCGCAGCCGCAGCGTTCGGAACGGCGCTAATCCCGACAATCTCGAAGGTTGCCGAAGTCGTTCAAAAGTTAGCCGATTGGTTCACGAACCTGAGCCCAGGTATTCAAAAGGCTATCGCGGTTACTACGTTAATCGTAGGCGCTCTTCTCGTGTTGGCAACGGTCGCTGGCTTTGTCGCATTAGCAATCGGGGCGCTGGTCATTGTGTTCGGGATTATCGGAACAACGGGCGCTATCATAGCGGGGATTGTGGCGGTAGTCGTCGCAGCAGTTATCGCAATCATAGCGTATTGGGACGAATTGAAAGCGTGGACCATATCGACGTGGAGTGCGATTGTATCGTACCTGTCTGGCGTTTGGGATTCGGTAAAAGCGTACACGGTTGCTAAACTCATCGAGCTAGGTGCGGCTATCATGGCGATTTGGACCGCGATCGTGGCGACAGCGCAAAGCGTTTGGGGATCCATTGTCGCATTCTTCTCGGGAATTTGGACCGCTATCGTGACTACGGCAGTAGCCGCATGGACTGGTCTTATTGCGCTGGCGACCGCGATATGGACGGGGCTTGTTACGGCAATTACCACGGCCTGCTCGATGCTAGTTGCGTTCATCACTCCGATATGGGCGGCAATACAAGAATTTCTCGCGCAAACTTGGCAGAACATTCAGCTCGTCGTGCTCGGGATTGTTGGCGTATTCCTTAACCTTCTCGTCGGTAACTTCGAGGGCGTCAAGACGTCGTTAATCGCTATATGGACGGGGCTTAAGGATCAATGCATTATGATTACGAACGCACTGCAAGCGGGGCTAATGGCGATTGTAACGTTTATTGTTTCGTCCGTTACTAACAGTTTTAACGCACTTGTAAACGGAGTGGTATCCGCATGGAACGCGCTTTCGAGCGCAACGTCTGCCGCATGGGAGGCTATTAAATCATGGGTAATACAGGCAGCGACTAATCTAGCGTCTAGCGCAATCGCAACTATTACGAATCTTGGAAGTATGATCGTGAGTACGTGGAATAACATCAAATCCACTACGGTAAGTACGTGGAACGCGATTGTGTCAGCGATATCGAGTGCTCTTAATAACGCCGTTAGTTGGTGTATAAGCGCGTTCAGCAGTATGACGAGCGCAGTGTCCGACGGAGTGTCAAACGCTAAGTCCGCGATTGTTGATGGGTGGAATGAGGCCGTTTCTTTCTTGCAGGGTATTGACTTGTATGAAATCGGCGTAAACATCATCCAAGGGCTAGCGAACGGAATAAGTAGTGCAGTAGGAGCAGTGAAAGACGCGGTAAAAAGCGCAGCCGATGCAGTTACTGATAAAATCAGAAACCTCCTCAACATCCACTCGCCGTCTCGTGTCATGGTCGAAATAGGTGGATACGTCGGGCAAGGTTTTGCGAAAGGGATAGAAGGGCAAGTTTCGTCGATTCAAGCCGCAGCAGGAAATATGGCCTCCGCTACGTTACCGCCTGTGCAAAACGCTCGTATTGACGCAGGAAACTCGATTGCATTCGGCGCATCTCAATCCGTGCAGCAATCGATGCAGGCACCGCAAGGGAACGCCGTGCTGCAGCTTATTATGGACGGACGCACGGTCGCCGAGGGCGTGTACCCGTGGGTTGACTTATTTGGCGCGAACAACGCTCGCCTAGCGCAAGTGCAGCTCGGCATGAAAGGAGGGCGCTGATATTGGCGCAATCACATAACGTAACTCTCATCCGCCAGGACGGTGTGCGCTACGATTTCGAGGAGCTCGGCATTACGCTGACCGACCTCACGATGCGCACGCCCGAGGCGGAACTATTATACGAACAAGTCGCCGACCACATGGTCGACGCAGGCACGACGCTGAAGGGGCGAAAGCTCTCGGCGTCTTTTTTCTTTTCGGCAGCAGATTCGCTCGACTTTCCGTTGCTAGTTAACGACATATTCGCGATGCTTTCGAGCAAGCAGGCGTTCTACCTCGTAGACGGTCGCGAGCCGGGTAAGCGAATGCTCGTAAAGGCGGAAGGCTTCGAGGTCACGCAGCACACGCCGACAAATGGCGAGTTTAGCGTAACATTCGCCAGTGCGGGGGCTTACCGCGAGTCCGTGTCGACTACGCTCGGCACATTCGACTTCGACAGCGAGCTTTGGCAGATCGGGCAGGGGCTATCGGTGGAGGACGAGCAGCACGATTATACGTTCAGCACGTCGACGTTCAGCGTATTTAACGCGGGCGACGTAACGGTCGACCCTCGGTATATGCCGCTCACAATTACGTTCACCGGCGCAAGCACGAACCTCCAAATCGTGAACAACACGACAGGCGAAACGTGGCAGTACACGGGAACAACAGTGGCGGGCAATACGATAGTGCTCGACGGTACGAAGGCGCTGAAGAACGGGTCGAGCGTGTTCGGCGCGACGAATCGCAAGGTGCTGACATTGGCGCCAGGTGCGAATAGCTTTACGATGACGGGCGCGAGCGGGACGTACAGTATTTCGTTCGAGTTTCGATATTATTACGTATAAAGAAGGGACGCGATAAGATATGGCGTTTAATCCTCGAAGTTTAGGGACGTTGTTTAATCGAGCGTTCCGCAACGATTTAAATGCGAATTTTACGGATGTTAAAACGGAGTTAGACGCGCAGGACACGCGGATTGATAACCTCGTGGTAAGCGCGGGCGATTCGAATGCGGAGATCGTGGATGCGCGTGGCGGAGAGACTTCGCTTGGGAATCGATTGGATAGCGCGGATGCGGCGGTCGGTACGGCGACGTTGAAGACGACGGCGCAGACGGTGAAAGGCGCTATTAACGAGAACTACGACCAAATTGGGATTCAGTCTAAAAAGGTAACATGGACAGCGATTGAAGAGTTCGATAATTTAAAAGTAGCTGTATCAGGTGGTTACGATTACGCTCCATGTATCAATGCCGCGATTAATAAAGCAATAACGCAGAAGAATAGGATTATTCGTTTTTATGATGATTACAAGGTATACTCTACTATCCAAATTAACACAAAAGGGCTTGTTTTCGTCGGAACGAGAGATGGGCGACCAGATCAAAACGGAGGAAGCCGACTACAATTCTATGGTACAGGTGCATGTATTCAGTTAGGTACGGATGACGGTCAAGCGTACGACAGCAACAACTATAATGGTATCCAAGGATTCTCCATGATCGATATGTCCTTGAAATATTTCGGCTCATCTACCACAGCATTGACAAATGGATTCGGCACTTATGGAACTGGAACATACGGTATTCGAGATTGGAGAGGTGGAGACATCCTTCTTCAAAATGTACAAATTGAAAACTTTGAATATGGTTTTTGGGGAGTACAGAGTGATATCAATCAGTTCAAGAAGGTGTATTTATTCTACAATAAAACAGGTATTTATCTTGGTGCTAGAAGTGACCAAAATAAATTAGATTACCTGTATGCCTTCTTTAACGACAGAGTTCTTGAGATCGATGGGGCGTGGCACACTCGTATTCGTGATGGTCAGTTTGTAATTAACGGATTCGGTGCGCTTAGTCCATTCCTTATCAAATCAAGTTATACAAGAGGTACGCATGGAGTAACATTTAATGATTGTTGGTTTGAACATCTAGACAACACCAAAGTAACAGATGCGTTTATTGATATTGATGGAACAAATGCTATTACTGATGTGGTGTTTAGAAATACGTCAATCCATACAAACCCACAAGCGTCAGCGGGTAAAGTGCAATACTTCGCAAAAATAGGAAATGCAACACGTATTGTCTTTGATGGTACGGCAGGAAGTTCCTATTACTCCAATTTGAAGAAGCTACTATACTTCTACGGTAATAACTCAGCAGAAGTTCGAGTCGTTTTACATGAATCACAACGATTTAGCGGTTCTATCTACGATAAGGACACAGGCACAACGCCTACGCCTAAAGTAATAGAGGATACATGGGGATATGATTCCAGACGATTCACAACGGCAAACGGGCGTGTTTTTATCGGAACGAATCCAGCAAATACATTGCGTGACTTCTTTATATCTTCTGAAGCCGATAAACAGTTCCAAGTTGTATTCCCGAATACAGGAGACGGTAATACAACACGATTGCAATTCACAAAACGATTTGTCAATCGTAACGCTATGCCTACCTCTGGAAGTTGGGAGCAAGGAGATTATGTTAGAAATACCGCACCTACTGTTTTAGGCACAGCAGGAAGTCAGTATACAGTTAAAGGTTGGGTGCGAATTACAACAAGCTCTAACAATGTATTAAATACTGATTGGGTTGAAGATAGAGGAATTACTGGAACTTAATTTTTAACCAAATACGGCTTCTATATCGATTAGTGAGCGGATGCCCTCCGCTCTTTTTTAATTCTACGAAAGGAGGCACGCTATGCTCATCGTAACTAACATATCGGGCGTCACCGAAGCGCTCACCGATTACCAACGAGACAGCCTCGAACGCAAGCGCACCGTCAACGGGGAGCGGTCGATTTCATTCACGGTACTGTCGACTGAGCGCAACGAGGACGCCTTTCCGCTTGTCGCCGAGGAGTCCATTATCGAATGCGACGGCGAGGAGTATCGAATCAAGTCCCTCGAAGAATGTACGATAGGCCAGACGGCGGTGAAGCGTGTTACAGCGTTGCACCGCTTTTTCGATTTAATCGACGAGTATCGATACACGGAACTGACCGACGGTTCGAAGACGATTAACCAAATCCTATCGTTTATCTTCACGGGAACCTCGTGGACGTTCTCGGTTATCGACTCGTTTCCATCGCTGACATTCGAGAAATTCGGCAAGGATAATTGCCTAGCGCTATTCAAGAACGCGCTCGAGAGATTCGAAGCCGAGTACGAAATAAACGGAAACAACGTGGTTATCCGCGAGCAGATCGGCGCAACGTCAACGGAGCAATTTCGCTATAACCACAACGTCAAAACGCTGAACCGTAAGGTCGATACGGATAGCCTGAGTACGTATATAAAGGGATACGGTAAGAAGAACGACGACGGAACGTACGTAGTAAGCGGCGAGTACACATCGCCGATGGCGGCCATCTACGGAACGCGCCACGCCGAGCCAATCTACGACGACCGCATTACGGATATCGATACGCTTAATGCGCACATGCAGGCGGCGCTTGTCGACACGCCAGCGGTTTCGATTACGCTCGATATTGCCGAACTCGGTCAGTCGCCAGAGCTAGGCGATACGGTCCCGACAATCTACGAACCGCTCGGCATCGACCTCGACCTTCGCGTGCTAGAAATCGTCGACTATCCGGAGAGCACACTGGCGCCGAAATTCACGCTCGCAAACTTGCGAAAGACATACGTCGACGTGACATTCGAGTACGCCAAGCGCCTCATGGACGAAATATACGACCGCGAGAGCAAGACGATTCGATACGACGTGCTCGACGAAGCGACCAAGCGGGCAACTGAAGCGCTGAACAACTCGCTAACCGAGCTCGAGTACCCGCCAAACATGGGGATTCTTGCGCGAGATCCGCTCGACCCGAATCGATTCGTCGTGTTTCGTTCGAGTGGTATTGGCGTAACAACAGACGGAGGCGTTACGTTCCCGAATGCGATAACGGCTGACGGGGTAAACACGGAACTGCTTACCGCTGGCCAAATCAAAACGAACAACGTTCAGATCGTCGGCGAAGACGGTCTTTTTTATTGGGACGGAAACGCACTACAAGCCATCTCGGTAGCCGACCCGAATAAGTTCGTGAAACTCAACCAAGACGGGTTGTATATCGCAAAGGGCGCCATGACTATCGAACGCCCTGACGGATTCAAAGTCGTCGACAACGGAATCATGCAGCACGGGTTTAATATACAGGGCGCCGAGCCTCCGTTCCAAACGGCGGGCGTGACGAAGACGGGTTCGTGGTATGCGGGCGCAACGACTAACCGATTCGAAAACGTACAGGCGTACACGTTTAAGCACGAAAGCCGTTACCTTGTCGCTAAACTCGCTATGTATACGGATGGAGGCGCCACAGGAACGATGGCGTTCGATACGGATACCGATACGCTCGCAACCGTAACGGAGAATCGTCCGAATACGGCAGAGGGGCAAGGGTGGATAAAGGATATCACGATGGACCTCGGGACGCCTACCGGAGACCTTAAAACGGTGTATCTCCGAATGTTCAGCAGCACCGCGAGCTACAACGTGTACGGGCGAATTCTTTACATTTTGCAGGAGGGATAAAATGAACATTCAACTATATTGCAACGTTGACGGAACAGGGGCTATCGTCGAATCCCTCCTCGGCGCTCGCGTGATACCCGATAGACAATTCGACTATTTCTTTTACTTGACGAACGCCGATATCGAAACGGTGACGCTGAATATCCCGAGGTATCGCGTAGTAAATCGGGAACTTGTTTTAACGGAGGGATAACGGATGGCAAACATAATACTCCGCCAGCTCGGTACGTGGTTGAATCGGGCATGGCGCAATGATTTAAACGCGAACTTTACGGATATTGAGACGGAACTGAACGCGCAGGATTCTCGAATTAACAACATCGTGGTAAGCGCAGGCGATTCGAGTGCCGAGGTCGTGGACGCTCGCGGTGGGGAGCCCACCCTGCGGACGAGGCTTGATCTCGCAGACACGGCGACACAGACAGCGGACGCAAAGGCGACAGCGAATGCGAGCGCAATCGGCTCTGACACGCTGAAGACGGTAGCACAGACGATAAAAGCCGCTATTAACGAAAATTACGATAAACTTGCGGCTGTAGACAAAAGCAAGGTATACATCGAAAAGTACCCGAGGCTAGGCGCCGAGACGGACGACACGGCACGGATTCAGCGTGCGATTGACGCGGCGGTAGAATACGCGGAACTTATTTTCGACCCGAGCGTTTCATATACGTGGTCTAACCTTGTCGCTACGAAGTCGCTCGACCTTAACGGGAACGGCGCAACCGCTACCGTTGACCCGACGACAAGCGGAGTAACCGGTGCGCCTGCGATTTGGTTTAAAGGAACGCTCGGCACGTCGTACAATATTCCCGCTACGATTAACGAACGGGCGACGCAGATTGCGCTTACTACTGGGGATGGCTCAAACTTTGCGAACGGAGATTATGTCGTTATTGGCGACAGTAAACAAACTCCTTCGTGGGACGGTACGGGGTTTACGTATACGGGGCGTTGGGAGGTTAACCTGGTAACGGCGGTAAGCACTGATACGCTCACACTGGCAAGGCCGCTTGAATGGACGTACGACACCACGCCTACTATCCAAAAAATTACGAAGGTATTAAAACAGCCTACGGTGCGCGGGTTCGCTAAGATTACCGAGGTCGACCCAGGCAGTGCGTCATCCACTGCGAACGCAGGCGATCCGCATATTCTGCAGTTCCAATATTGCTTTGAGCCGAAAGTAGAGCGTTGTATTTTCGATAGATGGCAGCTTCACGCGATTAACTTTCATCGTTGCATTCAGCCGATCGCTCGGAACAATCAGGCGTACGATCCTTTCCGTCCTCAGTCGGGCGGTCACGGGTATATGATTAAGCTCGATAACAGCTCGGGAGGCGTTTTCGAAGGCAACTTCGGTAAGCACGTTCGCCACTTAGTCGACTGGTCGCGTTCATATGACGGGGTGTCCTCGAAGAACTACAGCCTGTACCCGTATGGCGTCAGCTTTTACACGCACGGATTGGGGTCTAAACGGGCGAAAAGCGTGGACGACACGGTGGTCGGCGTGGACAGCAACTCGGAAGGCTGGGCGATGGGGAACCAAGATTTTAACGCGGACTACGATTACACGATTATCAATCCGACATATCGCGGCGAGGGCATCGCAATCGGCATGAAGACGTACTCGAAAGGTATGCGCGTTATTAATCCGCATATCCGCACGAATAACAAATACGCGGTAGGCGTAGCAAGGGGCGCGGAGGACTTCCGTATCGAAGGCGGCACTATCGAAAACTACGGGTCAGGCACGTTTCTGTACGCGATATTATGCCGTGCTGAAATGGCGGACGGGGCCACCGCAGTCGCTTTGCCGAAAGACATCTACGTGAAAAACGTGAAAATCCGAGGCAATGCAATCGTACACATTGACGCGCAAGGAATTATCGATGTGGATGGCCTCGATAGCAGCGTTACAGTCACACCTAACGGCGGGCTAGCGGGGGCGCTTCGTGTAGCAGAGGTAACAGCGCCAA